TGTCTCGAATGTAATAGTCGGAGGCCAGAATCCAGTCTCAACTAGCAGAGCTGCTAGTTGTCGCCGGAAGCCTCCTTGGTAGGGACTGGCGATGCAGTCTCCACGACTTCTAGATCTTCTAACTTCTTGACAAACTCATCAAAGGAGATCGGCACTGGATGACCTTGCTGCTTACTGGCTTCATAGGCCATGAAGGCTAGATCTTCCATCCCGATCCCACTTGACAGATCTGAAGCTCGTCGCTTGAACTTACGCTCCCACGAGATGATCACGAAAAGGTTAGTGATGACTTGGTAGGTCTCGCCATCGGCGAGTCTGATACTGAGTGTTAGTTTCATTGGTTCTCCTAGTCGGGGTTCGGATTACTTACTAGATCAGGTGATGTCTCGAGCGAATGTTCCGCCCTTGAAGGTGGCTTCAACTACTGAGAGTTCGCCGACGGTGGTGTTGATCGGTGTGACGGTCTCTAGGTAGCAACCAGTGAGTGTGTACTCGGGGTTAGAAGCTGACTCAGTTGTTCCGGACGGGCTAACAACGATCGTTGAAGCGACACCGAACAAACTGTTCAAATAGGTCTCTACTTCGGTCGTTCCGTAACCTTGGAACAAGGTCAAGGTCAATTCATTGCTGAACAACCCAGCCGTGTAGGTGCGGGATGTCTGGCCGAAGCTCGTGTTTTCCAGCGCCTCTGCGGTCAAAGTGAGCACCGCTGCACTGCAATTTGAGGTGAGCGCAATTGATGACGGGCTTGTCACATTCACAGTTGGGTTTGATAGGTAAGTTGTGGGCATGGTTTGTCCTTTTATCTGCGGCTTGAGCCGATTCTAATTGTGAGGTCGTAAGCAGGTAACTCGGCTGATCCGATCGAGGCGATCGTAGGTCTGCCAGAGATGACTGCGAGAGAAGAGTTCATGAGCGTGTCAACGACTCCGAGTATGTAGTCCGTAGTGTCTTGGTTGCCGGGTGGCGCGCCCAACACTCGGAGATCAATCGTGATGTCCGCTGTTTGGTTATTGAACGCAGTGAAAATAGGAAGCTCAATGAATACAGTAAGAGGTCGAGCGTTCCGAGGGTCAGTGACCGGCTTAAGCCCGAGAGATGTGATCGTTGCCGAGACAGCGTCAATCGCGTCTGTGAAGATGCCTGCCATCTCATGCCACTTGCGATCTCTTGATGCCGAGCAACTGGTTTATCCGGCCCATTGAAGCGACAGGTGCGCTGATGTTCATGTCTTGAAAACTGTTGAAGGAGTCCAAACTTCCGCGCTCTCGATACAGGCTCGCAGCCATGAGCACGACGCCTGCTTTGACTGCAGCATCAGGGACGCTGGTCAATGAATCATGGTAGCCGGCCTGCACTCGTCGCTTAAATGACCATGCATTACTGGCATTAACTGATGAGGTCATGAAAGCGGTGTCATTGGCGGTCGCTCCGCTTATTCCAAGGAACTCGGTGAGATCGGCGACTGTGATCCATGTGCAGGTCTGAGTCCAAACGAGCGAGCCGACTGGATCAACTGCTTCTCGATCTATGTCGTTCCCAGCATCTTGAAAGAGCAGCTGGTTTGGGATTATGACATCGGTGTTGAAGAGGTAGTCGCCTTGGTCGTTAACTCCGACGAACAAGTATGTCGGTACAGCGAAGACGATATGAGCGCCGTTGAGCTGTGCAGCGCATCCGCTGAGTGTGATCGTCTGCCCGATAGCGATGTCGGTTGACTCGAGAGTCTGAACAACGGCGACATCGTCTAGCACCATTTGATGCGTGACGGTAAATGTTGCCATTGTTCAGATCTCTCTCTTTGTCAGTCGAATTATGCGTTGACGATTTTGACGAACTTGGTCGCGTCAGCCATGTAGACCGCTGCAAAACCACGCCATGCGATCTCAACTCCGAGGATTGATGGTTTCTGCACTTGGACGGCTCCACGATTGCTCTCATAGAACTCGAAGCCTGCTGCTGGGCCTGCAGCGTGTCCAACAACTCCGGACAAAGTGCCGGTGGTCGTTCCGCCTGCCATGTTCTTGTCAACGACAAGCGACAAGCCGAGAGGGTTGCCGTTCCATGAGGTGGCGGACTGAGTGCCGGGTGCGTTGATTCCCATCAAGTTCGGAGCTCCAACGAATGGGAATACTGGACGATTGTCGTTGTCGACAGCCATGCCGAGCTTCGCCCATGTCACGGGTGCGACCACATAATGAGTTGGTAGGTAGTTGCTCGAGTTGCTGATCTGGTAGGCGGCTCCGTAGATCGCTTCAACGATGTCTGCACCACTGAAACTGGTAAGAGTTTCGGTCTGTGAAGTTTGAGCAACCAGCTGATCGACTGCGTAGTTGTCGGTGGCCTGTCCGTAGGCGATGGCTAACTGATTGAGGATGATGTCGATTGATGCGGGATCGGTGAAGTCCACATCTTGTTCGGACACGACCACATACGTTCCGAAAGTCAGTTTTGAGATGTCCGTGTTTGACACGACGACAGTGGACGGGTCAAGGGTTGCGAGCTCTGACGACTGCTGGGTTGCGGTCGGCCTTGTCGTAATTTTTGCTCGGCGGAAAGTGGCTCCTGCTTGTGGCATGGCACGAGTTCCAATGGCACTGACAAACGGTCGAATCGGATTCAGCGAATCGTATGTGCTTCCGGTGATGATCTCTGGAAGGATGCCGGGTGTGTCGGTGGTGGTGACATTGGGAGCTGCCGCTTTGATGTTTGCGTTCAGCTGTGCGAAGTCTGATCCGCCAACGTGCATCGCTGCAATGTATTCGGACGGGCTTGGCAGTTTGAAAGGTGCTTTTGCTGTTGCAAAAATGGGTGCAGTGGGAACTGCTGATGCTTCGATTGCTTCTGACATTTCATCCTCCTCGGATGTTGGGGTTGGGGTTGGTATTTCTTCTTCTTCGTCGGGTGCTTCCTCTTCGGGTGAAGAGGCAGCGACTGAATAGACCTGAGCTGATTCGTAGGCCGGCTGCGTGACGACCGAGAGTTCTAAGAATCTTGCCTCAGAGACCTCTAGCGTGCCGTCTGCTAGACGCTTGAACTTTGTCGGCACTGCGCCAACGGAGACCGAATCTAGAGCGCCATCGGCGAGCAGTGCGAGAGCGTCGTCAGCTGCACGAGTGGCGCTCAACTTGGCGACGAACATCATGCCATCAGCGGTTGATACTCGCTCGGTGACTCGTCCGATGACGCGTGTCTCGTCATGATATTCCAAGAGCTTGGGCATCGGGCCGTCCTCGGGAAGTGAGCCCTCAAGAAAGACGACCGATTCTCCACCGGAGAGAGTCGCTTTGACATTCCAAGGGACGGCGAGACCTGTGATCTGGCGTGTAGGTTCACCGTCTGCGGAAGCGTCAAGTGTTACTTGTTGAGCTGTAAGTCGAATCATGAGACGTCCTGTGTTCTTGATGATGCTGGTTCTTCAACACTGATCTCAGTGTGATTCATCTCTACATCTGCTATCAGATCTTCGGTGTCAAATTCCACGAACCTATTACGAGGCAGGATGTCTGTACCGCTGAGGGTCTCTTGGATGCAATCCATGTAGAGCTTGGCCCCTAGGAGGTAAAGATCCTGCTTGGCTTGTGTCGCGTTGCTGTAGTTGTAACCAGAGATGCCGATTCCGAGAAGGTACGCCGGCACTCCAATTGCTCGAGACAGTTCGAGTGCGCTGAAGTTTCGTGCTTCTACAAGCTGCATTTTTGACGGGTCGGTGTCAAATTGCTCATATTTCACGGCGCTATTTAAAGCGCCCACAGCGTTCACGCGTCGCGCATTTGACCATGCGGCAGCGAGCTCACCAAGTGATTCAGCGTCAAGAGGTTCAGAGCTGTCGGTCTGCTGTAGATATCCAGCGACGATCTCATTGGAGGCGAAGCGTTCAGCAGAGCGATCTAATTTGATTGCGGTCTCTAGGACTCGGCGACCTGTCCAGAGGAACCCTTGAACAGGTGCGAGGAACTGGATGACATCTTGTGTCGGGATCTGGATTCCGTTAAATGTGATCTGGTCGGATTTTCCGAAGTACTGCGGGCCGGGCTGATCAACAGTAAGAACCATCTCGCCGGGCATCCATTGAAACGACAGAGGCCGTCCAGTGGCAGAGCTGCGAGAGGTCACATACAGGAACGCTCGTCCTCGCATCATGAGATCCATGCACAGATTCGACATGACAAAGTTACGGGTCAGAGTCGGATCTGGAGTGTCCATCCATGATTCGTTCTCAAGATAGATCTTCTCGTACCGCTCGCCTGTCCATTGTGTCGTGTAATGGCGAAGAGGTAGTGAGCCGACAAGAGAGATGATCATCTGTGTCGCTCGTGAAACAGTCGGAACGGACAAGGCCAACTCTGAAGCCGCCCCGACGGTGTAACTCCAAAAATGACCAAGCCCGCCCTGAGCAGCACTTCCAGCTGCAGCTTGAATGGGTTCGTGAGCAAACGCTGGGGTCGCGTGTTGCTTCGATCTGCTGAAAAGTGCCATCGCTTGCGAGTCTCTCAAACTTGCAAGCGCGTGTCCACTAGGGTCAGCCGAAAGCCATCTGAGGTTTGGCTGATGCTCTCGGTCGTGATGTGAGCATGATTCCCCACACTGAACATCGGGCGAGCTCTATCGGCCCGGGCGACTTCTGCGAGCTGAGCACGATCGCTCCGCCAGTCTTTACCGCTACCGCTCGAGCGAAATGTTCGGACAGTGCAAGGTCGCCAGTGTGGCGGACGCGATCCTCAACGATCATCGCACGAGCTGCACCTGTCCACTTGATCAGTTCCGCATAGCCGACGATCGTCATCCGCCGGCGCAGATCTGGGGGACAGTGGATCTCCAGCGATGGAGTACACGCCAGCTTGACTGATGCGTCCGACATTCGAGTCACGACTTCGGCCCACATCTGCTGGGCGGACTCCACGACAAACTCGGTCGTCACGATCACGCGCGTCCCGTCGTACGCGCAACCGATCCCGACATAGCGTGACTCGTCTACCGATGAGTCAATGACGAGCCACTGGATCGGAGGCATCGGATCTACACTCTTGCGATCGTTCCACAAGTTAATCGGTAGGTACGAGTTAGTCGAATCTACCCACAGATTCAGATGGCCTCGGATGAACGCTTGACGATTCGGTGAGTCAAACGCAAGCTCTAACGCCTTCATCGTGATCGTCGTACCGAGCGCAGGATTCGCCCAGCCCCAATACTGCCGATCTTCCAA